AGTTGGTAACGGTGCACTACTAACTGGTATTGCTGCGAGTAGTAATTATAGTAATGTTCAAGTAGCTACATACCTACCAACATATACTGGTAATATTGCCAACGTTAGATTAGGCGTTAGTGGCATATTAACATTTGCTGATGGCACGACACAGACAACAGCCAGCACTGGTGGCGGTAGCAACTATGGCAATGCTAATGTCACTGCTTATACAGTCTCAATGGGCTTTACTAACTACAGTAATGTCAATGTATCAGCATTGATTACGACCAATGGTTTAACTAATTACAGCAATGTAAATGCCAAAGCCTATGCTGAAACCATGGGTTATCAAAACTTTGGTAATGTTAATGTTGCAGCTTATGTGACCACAGCCAACTCAGCCGTAATTGGTTACGTAGACAATTCTGTACTGACTGCCAATGTTGGTATGAAAGGCTATGTTGACGCTGGTGTCATATGGTCCATATCGGCCTCTGGTACGTCAGACTATGTATTTTCTGGACCTGGTATAGTCGCTGGCAATACCAATGATCCTGTGCTGTATCTTTATAAGGGATTGACTTATACTTTTATCAACACAACTGGAGGGTCACATCCATTTGCCATCAGAGTAAGCAATGGAGGTGCTGACTATACCAGTGGTGTTAGTGGTAGTCAAACCGGTACACAGACATTTACAGTGCCTATGGATGCACCTTCGACTCTATATTACCAATGCACAATCCACGGTGTTATGGGCAATACGATCTATATAGGATCAATTGATAACAACTATTCAAATGTCAACGTCAAAGCCTACACTGAAAGCATGGGCTTCCAAAATTATAGTAATGTCAACGTAGCGGCATTGATAACTACAAATGGATTAACAAACTACAGCAATGTCAACGTCATAGCTTATCTAGCAGGTAATATTACTGTGGGTAACATCGCAGGCAGTGTCGACGGTTACAGCATTGGTTACAGAGATGTTCCACAGATCACAGTGGCTAACTTGACATTGATCGCCAGTGACGCAGGCAAACACTACTATGGTGCTAATACAAATCCAACCACTATAACCATTCCAACTAATGCCAACGTGGCATTTGGCAACGGTACTGCGATCAGCATCGTCAATCAAGGCACAGGTAATATCACTGTTGCCAATGCCGCAGGTGTTTTACTTTACCTAGCAGGTAACTCAACAGCAAGTAGTAGAACACTTACCAGTTATGGTATGGCGACACTAATTAAAGTCCAAGTCAATACATGGTTCATTAACGGCACAGGAGTAGTTTAACGTGGCCGGTATAATGATGGGGTTAATGAACAATGTTCAACCTCAGAATGTTATGGTTGTAAATTATACGCCACTTGCGGGTAGTTTGCAGTTCAACGGCTCCACCCAGTATCTCAGTATGTCACCAGGCTTTGCATTAGGTACTGGTGCTTATACCATAGAAGGTTGGTTCTACAACAATGCCAACTATACCTCTCAAAGAGCGTTAGTTGCCACAGATCAATCAGGTGCCTTAAGCCTATTCAGCACTGATGCACAGTCATTAACCTTGGACAAATATGGCGGTGGTGGTGCCAGGACTTATACTTTTCCCGCCAGCACCCTGCAGATCAACAAGTGGCAGTACATCATACTCAACCGCAATGTCGGCACACAGGTCGAAACCATGTGGGTGGGCACTTTTGTCAACACCAGTTCTTATGTGACCTGTAGTCGTGCTACCAGTGCCGCAGGTGGAACCAGTGTCAGCGGTGGTACACAGGTCAACAATCTTGATTACACGGGTGTCTGTAACTGGATAGGCAGATTCTATGGGGGCTATTGGGCCGGATTCATTACCAACCTTAGAGCCACAGTAGGCACAGCAGTTTATAACAGTACCAGTAGCACAGTCACAGCACCTACTGATCCATTGACTAGCCTAGCCAACACCAAATACTTAATGTTAGGCGCTAATGTGACCCTAGATACCTCAGGCACACAAACTGTTACCAACAACGGCACAGTAACGCAGAGTGCTACGGTACCATTCTAGTCAAAAACACTTGTTCTAACCAAAAGTTTAGTGTATAATATAGTATATGCTGAATATCATAAGCGACTTTATACGATCAATCTTACCCGCGAAGAAGAAGACTACTCCTAGTGGTTGGACAAGTTTTAACGCACCCTGTTGCCCACATAATGGTGAAAGTGCAGATACCCGTGGTCGTGGTGGACTAACAGCCAATCCAGATGGTAGCGTGTCTTTCCATTGCTTCAACTGTAACTTCAAAGCCAGCTATCAACCTGGTCGTCACTTGACATTCAAATTCCGTAAGCTATTAAAATGGTTAGGTGCTGATGACATTGACATCAAACGATTGGTTATCGAAGCTATCCGCGTCAGAGAATTGGTTGCACCAGAAGAAGTAAAAGCAGAAGCTGAAGAAGAAAAGATTGATTTCAAAGCTCGTGACCTACCAGATGATGCTGAGAATTTGGTCGCACTAGATTATGTCCATCCAGCATTAGAATATTGCGTGGCACGCAAAATTGACATAGCCAAATATGCGTTTTACGCAACTCGTCAAGCGCAATATAATCTACACAAGAGAATCATTATTCCCTTCATCTGGCAAGGTAGGACCATTGGTTACACTGCTAGAGCTATTGAAGAAAACGTCAAACCAAAATACCATAGTAACTATGAACCAAACTTTGTATTCAATATTAATAATCAACAGGCAGACAGCAAGTTTGTCATAGTCTGCGAAGGACCATTTGATGCTATGAGCATAGATGGTGTAGCGGTATTGAACAATGAATGCAATGAAACACAAGCAGACATTATAGAGTCATTGGGCAGAGAAGTCATAGTAGTAGCAGATCGAGATCGTGCTGGTGCGAAAATGATCAACAATGCCATTGAATATGGATGGTCGGTGAGTTACCCCGTGTGGTTAGAAACCTGTAAAGACGTTAATGAAGCAGTGGTAAAATATGGCAAGTTGTTTGTGCTGAAAACTATCTTAGACAGCAAGCACTCGAGTAAACTCAAGATTGAACTAATGAAGAAAAAGTTATATGCTTAAAGAATTACAAGGATTCCATATTGAGCCTACTAACATGTGTACTCTTAAATGTCCACGATGTAGTCGCACAGAATTTATCGAACAATTTCCAAAGAAATGGGCTAATAAAAATTTAAATCTAGATCATTTAAAATCATTTTTAGATATAGATCTCACAGGCAAAGTTATAAATCTTTGCGGAAATTATGGTGATGCGATATATTATGATCGATTATTTGATATGATTAAATATTTTAAAGATCAAGGATCACGCATATCTTTAGCAACCAATGGCAGTTATAAATCTGTTAACTGGTGGAATGAATTAGCTTATTTAATAGATGATCGTGATAGTGTGGTATTTGGCATAGATGGATTACCTTCTACATTTACTCAATATAGGATTAATGCTGATTGGACGTCAATTGAAACGGGTATAAATGTACTTAAAAATAGTTCTGCCAAGTTAATTTGGCAATATATTCCATTTTCATTTAATGAATTTGATATTGATGCCGCTAAGATACTATCACAAGAATTGGGATTCGATAAATTTTTAATCAGACCTAGTGAACGTTGGGACATAGATGATCAATTTAAACCAGCACAAAATTTAGATCCAATTAACCAAGCTAAAATACATTGGAAAAATAATGATATATCTGAAATAAATCCTTTGTGTAAAATAGATCACACACAACATTACATCTCAGCTGATGGATTTTATACTCCCTGTTGTTTTGTAGCAGAACATCGTTGGTATTATAAAACCGAATTCTTTAAGAATCAAGATTTGTATGACATAAGTAAGACTACTATTACTAAAGTCTTAGATCACCTTAAAGACTTTTATTCTACACTAGAAGATGCTAAACTAAATTATTGTACTTTTAATTGCCCTAAACTATGACAAAAGAATACTCCCCAGAACTACAGAAACTATTTTTAGAAATGATGCTAGAAGACGCACAGAGTTATGTGCGTGTGCAGAACATCTATAATGCAGAAAACTTTGATCGTAGCCTGCGTGAAGTGGCTAAGTTTATCAAATCACACACAGATGATCATAAAGCCATGCCCACACATGAACAGGTCAAGGCAGTTACAGGTGTCGATCTTAAGCGTGTACCAGACCTAACAGAAGATCACTACAGTTGGTTTATGGCAGAGTTTGAAGGCTTTACACGTAGGAATGAACTTGAACGTGCGATCCTTAAATCAGCAGATTTGCTGGAAAAGGGAGATTATGATCCTGTAGAAAAACTGATCAAAGATGCAGTTCAAATATCGTTAACCAAAGATATGGGCACAGATTATTTCTTAGATCCACGTGCTAGATTATTAGCGATTAAAAGTAACAACGGGCAAGTCAGCACTGGCTGGCCGACCTTAGACAAGCGATTGTTTGGTGGCATGAACCGCGGTGAACTTAATATCTTTGCAGGCGGATCTGGTAGTGGTAAATCTCTGTTCATGCAGAACATCGCCATCAATTGGTGTACGCAAGGACTTAACGGTGTGTTCTTAACCTTAGAACTCAGTGAAGGCCTGTGTGCCATGCGTATGGACAGTATGGTAGCCAACTGTAGCACTAAAGAAGTGTTCAAGGATCTCGACACTGTTGAGATGAAAGTTAAAATGGTAGGTAAAAAGTCTGGAGCACTGCGTATCAAATACATGCCGGCACAGAGTAATGTGAATCAAATCCGTAGTTACTTAAAAGAACTACAAGTACAAACTGGATTACGAGTAGACTTTATCATGGTAGACTATTTAGATTTGGTCATGCCTGTGAGTGCTAAAGTATCGCCAAATGACTTGTTTGTCAAAGACAAGTATGTATCTGAAGAGTTACGTAATCTAGCACGTGAACTTAATATCTTGATGATCACAGCGTCACAACTTAATCGTGGAGCAGTAGAAGAAATTGAATTTGACCACAGTCATATCGCAGGTGGATTAAGTAAGATCAACACAGCAGATAACGTGTTTGGTATCTTTACTTCCAGAGCCATGCGTGAACGTGGTCGCTATCAACTTCAGCTTATGAAAACCCGTAGTTCAAGCGGCGTAGGTATGAAAGTAGATCTAGAATTTGATTTAGAAACACTGCGTATCACTGATCCAGGTGAAGAAGCACAGGAAAGTGGCCTACGTGGAGTTGGTGCAACCAATATCCTGAGTCAGATCAAAACAGGTTCAACAGTGGCACCAAGTGAAGAATCTAAAATCCAAGCAGGTGTAGACAGTAGCAAACTTAAGAGCATGTTAGCTGGGCTTAAAAATACCTCAGGATGATACCCTATGATCAGATTAGAGAAGTTCATCTAGAAATCTCATCCCTGTGTAATGCTCGTTGTCCGTTATGTCCCCGTAATTTCCGTGGATACCCTTATAACGATGGTTATATTGAAGCTAATTTGACATTAGATAATGCCAAGCATATTTTTACCCCTGACTTTTTAAAACAACTTACACGTATAAATATCAATGGCAATTTTGGTGATGCTGTGATGAATCCCGAAACACCGGATATCGTTGAATATTTTAGATCACAGAATAACGATTTAATCATAGATATTAGCACCAATGCATCAGCTAGAGATAAATCTTTTTGGCAACGATTAGCCCAATCAAAAGTAAATGTTTTATTTTGTTTAGATGGATTAGAAGACACACATCATCTGTATAGACAAAATACCAATTGGAAAACTATTATAAAAAATGCTAAAATTTTTATATCAGCTGGCGGAATGGCTGTATGGAAAATGATTCAATTTGATCATAATCAACATCAAATTGACAACTGTAAAAAGTTAGCAAAACAACTAGGGTTTACAGATTTTGAATTAGTAGATCATGGAAGAGATAGTGGGCCGGTGTATGATAAACACGGAAATTTACTACACGTTTTAGGCAATTATCAAGGTGAAACTAATTTTGAAATATTGTTCCATAAAAAACGTACGGATATGGTATTATTAGAAGATATTATACCTTACGTCAAACCTAAAAATAATATAGATTGTTATACCAAAAAAGCAAAATCAATTTATATTAGCTCAATTGGCGATGTATATCCTTGCTGTTATATGGGATTCAATCCCAAAACCTATAGCAAGGGAGAATACCACGAAGCGGTTAATGCACAGATAGCTCCGTTAATTTCTAAAAACAATGCATTAGAATACAGCTTAGATGAGTGTATACAGTGGTTTAGTCACGTTGAAAAATCTTGGACTAAAGATACATTCGAAAATGGTCGTTTAGTCTGCTGTAATGATAACTGCGGATTTGATAAATAGTTTAAATTGGAGTAAAAATTGTGCAGAAACGCACCCGTAGCATACTTACAGAGCTTGACGAATTACTCACGCACAAAGACAAGGAAAATCTTCTTGAATCACGTGCTAATAACATCATCAACGGTGCTATTAACCTAATCAAGTATATCCGTGAAAACTATGATATTGAAACTGCTACTAAACTTGAAAATCGTTTATTAAACGCCATCAAAGGCCAAGATCCTGCTAAATTCTCTCGCGGCATTAGGAAAATTCAAAATGAAGATTAATGAGGTAACGGTAAAAGAAGCATCATTAGGCCAACTTGGTGCTGGTATTAAAGGTATAGGACAAGGAATCGCAGGTGCATTTAGATCAGGTGAAAAATTTGCCCCGATCCAAGGATTCAAAGCCGGTTGGCAAACCAAAGGTGCGGCTCAGGCACAGAACAAACAAGTCAAGGATATAACCACACAGGTATTACAAAAGTGGGCAGCCTATAATCAAAACATCAAAACTAATAAAAATAGAGATGCTAATACACAAGAGGCAACAGCATGGCTAACACAATTCTTTGGCGGACAGAATCCCACATCACCACCAACTGGTACCAATCCAGTACAGATCCAACAATGGTTACAGAAGGAAGTAGCTGGCTATATGGCTAACCAAGAAACGCCGGCAGAACCACCAGTTGAGTTACCAGATATCACCAAGTTAAATAGAGAAGAGTTGTTACAGTTAAGACAACAGCTACAGGCGGCATAACTATGAAAACAGCAGATTTCAATGAATTATTAATAGAAGAACACAAATCTAAAGGCACTGTACTTCTTGAAAGTGTATGCCATGACCTTACTAAAGAACAACGTCAAATTGTAGAAGGTATCTACAAAACATTTGAACCATTGATGGAAGTGGCATTAAAGCCTGATCAAATCCAACAGGTGTTTACACAAGTTAATCAAGCTAAAGGCAATCGCACATTAATAGGTAAAGGTATTGATGCGGCTAAACAAGTAGATGATGCTGTTAATAAGGTCGGAAAATGGCTACAAAATACTACACCAGTACAGGGATTTGATCAAAAGTTTGAACAATTAAAAACTGCAGTCAGCAAAAAATTTCCAGCATTAGATAAAAATCTAACAGCATTGGGAACATGGGCAAAAGAAAACCCAGGTAAAACAGCGGCTATCATAGGTGTGCTTACTACTTTAGCTGCCCTTCCAGTTGTAGGTGGTGCTACTGGTGGTTTAATCGCTGGTCAGATATTACGTGGTGTTACAGGATTGATCAAAGGTGAAAAATTATCAACAGCGATCGGACAAGGTCTAAAAGCTGCAGCCTACGGTTGGTTAGCTGGCAAGTCTATGGAAGCCATTGGCAGTATGATTACACGTATGGCACAAACTTTCAATATGGTACCACTACAAGGGTCAAGGTCTTATTTTGAACAAAGCGTGGGAATTCCTGGTGCTCGTGATATTAGTGCGACAGGTAAGATCATTGGGACTAATTCACAAGTTACTAAATTTAATGACATGTTTACCAAGGCTACAGAATTATGGCAAAATAAACAATATGACCAAGCTTCTGCTTTATTCGATCAATCTATAGTCTATGCCAAACAAGTCACTGATGCTACGTTAAAAGCCACAGGTGGACAGTGGGATAAAAGCTATAATAATTTACAAACAATACTTCAAGGATTATCGGCAGCGGCACAGGGTGCAGCCACAGGTGCTACTGCTATGGATAAGCAAGGAAAACCTGCTACAGATAGTAGTGAAGCAACTCCATCACAACCAGCACAAGCAGAAAGCCGTGACCTTAGTCACAAACAAGTTCTAGCATTGTTTGAACGTGTGGCACGACTAAACAATCGCATGATCACAGAAGGCCGATTGGAAGAAGGCATCTGGGATGATATTAAATCAGGTGCAGGTAAAGGTCTACAAGGTATTAAGAACGTAGCAGGCAAGGCAGTGGGCGCCGTAGCACAAGGTGCCGCCAAAGTTGGTCGTAGCATGACAGCAAAAGTGACAAGTGACGCATTAACCAAAGCATGGCAGGCTGCAGGATCGCCAACAGACAGTGTAGAAATTGAAAAACTATTACAAGCACAAGGTGTTAACCCTGAAGTTATTAGTACAGTGTTTAAGGCTAATAGTATTCCTGTAAGTCAAGCTACAACAGCCGCACAACCAATGCCAGATGTTATGTCAACTAACAGAGCTGAAACTCCAACACCTGCAGAACCAGCAACAGCTAGTGTTGGTCCAGGTGCACAAGTAGCGCAACAACAAGCACAACAAGCACCTCAGCAGACTACGCAACAACCCGCTAGTGCAGAACCCGCAACAAGCCCAACAGGCCAAGGTGCAATGGCACAGGGTGTACAACAAGCTCAAGGTAATCAACAAGCTCAAAGTCAACAACAGCAACCAAGTGCAACTGCATCTAAGTTACCTGATATTACTAGACTAACTCCAGAACAGAAAAAACAATTACTAGCACAGATTGACAAACAATTAGCAAGTATGCCGGCTGCAATAGCACAACAACCAACGCCCCCAGCTACACAACCACCGGTGGCAACAGCACCAACACAATCAGCAACAGCGAATAAGATGCCTGCATCAACAACTCCTACGGCTACAACACAACAGGCGATAGCCGCTAAGATGCCAGTGGCTGCCAAAACTGCCAAACCCAAAGTACCATATTCCGCGGTCGCACAGAAAGCCCAACCAGCCAAGGTATCTGCACCACGCAATCCAGGTGCGCCAACTGATACAGAATACAACAAATTCCAAGACCTATTAAAACAGGCATTAGATAAACAAGGTGCATAATGAAGTTATTTGAGATAAAACGCCAGACACCCGGTTTCTTGCTTACAGAAAGCAAGAACGTGCACCTCGAGCACCTCGAGGACCTAATATTCAACAAGGGCTATGCAGGTGCAGAAGAAGCCCTAGACTACCTCGAAAGCCTGCGCCACATGCTGGCAGAAGGCACAGGTACTACGACTCAACTCACAGTCAAATGGGACGGATCGCCAGCGATCATCTGTGGCATCGATCCAGAGGACAGCAGGTTCTTTGTGGGCACCAAAGCAGTGTTCAGCAAGGGTGAACCCAAGCGTGCTAAGAGCGCAAAACAAATACAAGAATGGTACGGTGATCAACCTGAACTAGCTGAAATCTTGATGTCAGCATTAAAATATCTCAGCAAATTAAATATCGGTGGTGTGGTACAAGGTGACTTGTTATTCACTCCGGGTAAGATTACCAAGGTAGAAGTCAATGATGAACTCTGTTATGTGTTCACTCCCAATACCATCACCTATGCTGTGCCTGTTGACAGCCATCTAGGTCAACGCATAGCACAAGCTAAACTAGGTATCATATTCCATACTACATATACTGGCGGCGATACTATCGACACGATGTCTGCACAGTTTGGTGTAAACGTTGGTAGTCTCACCCAGACCAGAGACGTATGGTTTGATGATGCTACATACAAAGACTACACAGGTGTA